AAGATTTGGCCGGTTAGTTGTTTTGTCATTTTCAAGATGGTTGACTAAAAATAATGGAAAAAGAAGCAGAGTATGGTTATGTCAATGTGATTGTGGGAATATCTGCGAAGTTCAACATCAATATTTGAAATATGGAGATACCAATTCCTGCGGTTGTATTTCTTCTATTGGAAATATGACTATAAACAGATATTTAAATAGTCATAATATCAATTATAAAGCCGAATATTCTTTCCCAAATTTCTTCACTGAGAAAAGTGGAAAGTATAGATATGATTTTGCTATTCTCAATGACAAGAATGAATTACTTTGTCTAATAGAATATCAAGGAGATATTCACTTCAAATATCATAATTCAGGTTGGAATAATAAAGAAAAATTTGAAGAAAGGCAAAAATCTGATATAATAAAAAAAGAATATTGTGATAATAATAATATAAAATTATATTATATCACTTATGAAGAAGATATTGAAGAAAGATTGGAGGAAATACTGAATGACATACGGCGCTAATGACTTGACAACTTTATCTCCTGGTCGAGCATTTAGAGAAAAAATTGGAATGTATCTTAGCGCAGACCGTCAAGAAGCAATCAACCTTGGTTTGCGTGAACTTATTGTCAACGTTCAGGATGAATTTGAAGTATATAAACCAGAAAAACCTTTTCTAAAAATTGAACTTTTTACAAAAGAACGAAAAATTCGTGTATCTGATAATATGCGTGGAATTCCTTGCGCGGTTCGTAATGATGGAGTGAATTCTCTTACCGCAGCTTTTCTACTTCCGCATTCAGGAGCAAAACATAAGGAAGGGTCTTATGTTAGTTCAGTTGGTATCAATGGTGAGGGTAATAAAGTAGTTTGTCATACAGCAAAGTGGCTTGAAGTAGAAGTTCATAGAGATGGAAATATTTATTTCCAACGTTTTGAAAGCAATGAAGAAGGTGCCACCCCAACTTCAGATGTAAAAATTTCAAAAGCAAAGGATTCTAAAACTGGAACTATTATTACTTATGTTCCAGATAAAGCAGTTTATGGAGATATTTTTATTTATGAAGAATCTCTAAAAAATATGCTTCGTGAAATGTCTTATTTTACTAAAGGACTAAAAATTATTCTTATTATTGATGGGAAAGAGCAAATTTTCTTCTCTGAAAATGGTCTTATTGACGGTCTAAAAAGTGAAAATGCTATTGGCAAACCTTTTAGTTATTTTTATGAAGATGAAGATTGTAAGGTAGAACTTGCTCTACAATGGGTGACTAAAAAAGGTAGTATCAAAGGTTATGCAAATGGTCTTTATATGCCTGACGGTGGAGCTTTTATTAGTTCTTTCAAAACCTCTCTAACAAGAACTTTCAATAATCTCGCAAAAACAAAATTCGTCGGAGAACAAATTCGAGATTGCCTTGAGGGTTTTGTTTCCGTCAAGGTTCATGTTGGCCAATTTTCTAATCAAGCAAAAACTGCTCTTGCTAATAAAGAAGCAGGAACAGCAACTTCTGCCGCAATTTCAAGTTGTCTAAAAGATTTCTATGCACGCCGCAGAGGGGATTTCGACAAAGTTATTGAAATTCTTACTAAAATTGCTAAAGCCGAAGCCGCCGCAGAACGCGCGCGAGTTCAGGTCTTGAATGCGCAGAAGGATATTGAAAAAAATCAGAAACGTAAAGTATTTGCATCAGATAAACTCAAAGATGCCGAATTTCTTGGACAAGATGCTATTCTTCTTGTTTGTGAGGGAGATAGCGCACTTAATGGTATGGCACAGGCGCGTAATGTAGATAAAACTGGACTAATGTGTGTCAAAGGTAAAATTATCAACTGTCTTTCTAATGATGATGAAAAGATTTTCCAGAATGAAGAAATCAAACTTCTTCTTAGTGCGATGAATATTGTTCCTGGAAAGTATGACAGTAAGAAACTTAGGTATGGACGTCTTGGGATTTGCACCGATGCAGATAGCGATGGATATCATATAGGTTTACTTATTATGGCGTGTCTTCTCAAGCTTGCTCCTCAATTTATTGAAGAAGGTCGTCTTTGTTGGCTTCGTTCCCCGCTATACATTGTTGAGCAAGGTAAAAATCGTTCTTACTACTTCAATGATGAAGAATTTGATACTGCGCGCAGACAAGGCAAAATCAAGGGTGAAGTTCATAGAGCGAAGGGATTGGGAGCATTAGAAGCAATCGAAGCCCATGAATCTATGTTCACTCCAGAATATCAAAGACTTGATGTATTCAAACCCGACCAGCTTAGCTTTGATTTGCTTTATAGTCTTATGGGCAAAGAAGTAGAACCCCGAACAGACTTCATTTTCAAAAATGTTGATTTCTCACTAATTAGAGAATAAGGAGTAGAGAGGAAATTTGACTTTCCTCTCTATTTTTGTTATAATAATTATATAAAATGTAAAAGGAGGAATTTCTTTGGAAGTAAATCTTACTCCTATTATCAAAGATTCTTTTATTCAATATAGTGGAGCAGTTCTCCAGTCTCGCGCACTTGTAGACTCTCGTGATTTATTGAAGCCCTCTGCTAGACAAATCTTTTACTCTATGTGGCGCAATAAATATGTCCATGAAAAGCCTTATGAAAAAACTAATGCTCCCATGGGAGATGCCATGAAAGATTTTTATATTCATGGTGATAGTTCTTGTGTTGGTATTATGATGCGCGCAGCACAAAACTTTAGTATGAGATATCCTATTACTGAAGTAAAAGGTAATTCAGGCACACTTATGAGTTCCGGTAGTTGGTCGGCAGAACGTTATACATCTACAAGGTTAGCAGAAACTTGTAATTATTTATTTGCCGATATTCAGAAAGATACCATTGAAGAGTGGCATGATAATTATGCCGATAATCTTCAATATCCGTCTGTTTTACCAAGTAAAGGTTTTTATAATCTTGTAAATGGCAGTAGTGGTATTGCTGTTGGTATGGCAAGTTCTGTTCCTCAATTCAATATTAGAGAACTCAATGAAGTTCTTATCAAGTTGCTTTGGGAACCAGATACTCCCGCAGAAGATATTGTTATTCTTCCTGACTTTGCTACCGGAGCAATTATTCTCAATCCAAAAGAGACAAAAGAATCACTTCTCAATGGAAGAGGATTCGCTTGTAAACTTCGCAGTCTTGTTGAATATAATCAAAAAGAGCGCTGTTTTATTGTTAGTGAAGTTCCTTTTGGAGTATATACGAATACAATTTGCGAACAGCTTGAAAAAATTCTGGAAAGTGAAGAAAATCCAGGTATTGAGCGTTTCAATGATTTGACTGGCAATAGCGGTTATAGAAGTAATTTGAAAATTTATCTTACTAAACATGCAACGCCAGAAAAAGTATTGAAGTATTTATATAAAAATACTTCTCTACAGAATCATTATACTATCAATATGACCATGCTTGAAAATGGTCGTTATCCTAAAGTCTTCACATGGAAGGAACTTCTTCAATCCCATCTTGACCATGAGCGCGCAGTATATATCCGTGGTTTTACATTTGACCTCAATAAAATTCGCGCGCGGCTTCATATTATTGATGGTCTACTCAAGGCAATCAATATGATTGATGAGGTTGTTCGTACTATCAAACAATCTTCTGATACGCGCGCAGCAAATGTAGCTCTTCAGTCTTTACTCTCTATTGATGAAGCACAAGCTAAAGCAATTCTCGATATCAAATTATCTCGTCTTGCCCATCTTGAAATCAACAAGCTTGAAAATGAAAAAACTGACCTTGAAAAAGAAGCCACTCGCATTGAGTCTATTCTAAATGACGAAACTCTTCTCAAAAAGGAAATTGAGAATGGACTTCGTGAAGTCGCAAATAAATTTGGAGATGCGCGCAGGACACAAGTTATGGATTTACAGTCTAATGAAGAGGGCGAAGTTATTGAACAGAAAGCCCTTATTGTAAATCTAACTAATTATGGCAACATCTACACTAATGAACAGTCCACTCTAATTACTCAGCGCCGCGGTGGAACTGGAAGTAAAATGAAGCTTCAAAGCGGAGAATGTGTCATTGAAAGTGTCGCGGACACTAATCTTGGAACTCTCATGGCTTTCTCTAATCTTGGTAAGAGTTATTCTTATCCTCTGTCTGAGCTTCCTTTGAATACCTTTATCAATGTAAGTGAAATTTTGAAATTAGCAGATAGTGAATATATCACAAATATCACTTCCTTTGATAAAGCCAACGCAAGTAAATTTATTGTATTCATTACAAAGAATGGACTTGTAAAAAAGACAGCGATTACTGAGTATAAAACAAAAACAGGCCGTGGTTCTTCTGCTATCAAATTGCGCGAAGGTGATAACCTTTGTAAAATTCTTTTCCTAAATGATGAAGACATTGGACTTCTTACTGCGCGCGGTCAGTTTATGCGATTTAGTACATCTGATATTACTCCTGTTGGTAAAATTGCTATGGGTGTACAAGGCGCAAAACTCAATGATGGTGATGAAGTTATTGATGCTCAGGTCATTGATAGTTCTGCGCGCGAAATTGTATCACTAACTTCAGATGGTATGATTAGTAGAACCTCATTGGATGAACTTCCCAAAACTAATCGTAATGTAAAAGGAACTAAACTTCATAAAGTTGCTGATGGAGAAAAACTCGTTGGATTCTTGCCAGCAAATGATGTAATGGATGTAGTAGCAACTACTGGTTCTGCGGCAATTAGATTCTCTACGCGCGAAGTAGCTTTGACTTCAAAGGGAAGCTTGGGCGTAAAAGCTTTGAAACTAAAAGTAAAAGAAAAAGCAACTTCAATTTTCTCACTATAAAAGTTAGAATGAAATTTTGACTTTTGAGAAAATTTAGAGTATACTATTTATAGAAAGTGAGAGAAAGAAATTATCAATCACTTCTATAAATATTATATTTCTTTTTTTGGAAAGTAGAAATGAAAATTTGACTTTTTGAGAAATATTTGATATAATATTTATACAATGAAAGAAGAAGAAAAAATTTAGAAACCTAAGGATAAAAATTTGACTTTTCTTCAAAGATTTGATATAATAAATATATCAAATGAGAGATAACTCGTATTTAGTGGCGCCAAGCCATTAAAAATATAAAAAAAATTATAAAAAACAAGGAGATTCTAAAATTATGACTGA